TAATACCAGGGTATCCGTCTTGATTTCCAAAAGTAGAACCTAACGCCGAAGAAAGTACTAATTTAAAAGTTCCTTGATCTTCTGAACCGTCATAACTACTAATTTTTGCTGCGTCATCTGCAGTGCCTCCGACAGCATAGCTTTCGTCAGGATCCATAACTTCTATTCTAGATCCTGACGCGCAAAATATCATTGCTCTTACAAGATTAACGTCATTACCACCGGATATCTGAAATGTCCGATTGTCAGTAAAAATCGGATAACCTGCTGTTTCATACTCAGTTTCTACGCTATGAATACCAGCAAGAAAAACAACATTCCCTTGCCCTCTATCGTCTTCAGCTGTAAATCCGTTTGCATTTGTTGTTGAACCAGTTATAAAGAATCCTGCATTTTGAACAACACCTTGAATTTCAGTATTGCTAAAGTGAGTAGCTGTGCTATTGGCTCCTGCGCCTAGTACTCTAACATATGTAACAGCTGTTCTATTTCTTAAAAATTCTCTTACAGCAAAAGGTCCAAATAATTCTGATTTTACTTTTCCGAATCTATTGACAAAATCTGTCATCGATCCAACAGTCACAGGAACAAACGCAGGGCCCATTTCTGACGTACCTGCTATTCCCGCAGGAATCCCTGTGATTTCTTCAACACGCCCTGATAGATCAATTTCTCTTTCAAAAAATCCGGGTGATTTAAATGTCTGTTCAGGCATCTTAGTATTCTCCTAGCATCTCATAATAAGTATCATGTACCCTTTTAAAAATCTTACATCGAGCATAATCATTCAAATTGATTGTCAAATTTTCTAACGTCAGCAAGACTAGCAACTGTTTCTCCCGCTCTTTGATTTTCTAACTTAACTTTTACATATTTGACTTGACTAGTGTTATCAAAAGGATTTTCAATTATCTTTTCGTATTCTTCACTAGACTGTCCTCTCTGCAAATTCTCTTTTACGTCTTCAATATTTTGAAGATCGCTTAGCACAAATTTTTCTTTTTCAATAATCTCAAAATCATTTTTTTCTCTTTTAAGAACTTTTAAATTAGAATCATAATATCCAAAGTTAATTTCAGGAGCTGAATAGTAAGACTTAAAAGGCGCTCCTAGACTCTTGATATTGTTAGCAACAATATAACCCATAGCTGTAATATCAAAAGAATGTTTAATAACTCTTTCATCATCTGTATATGAATCAAAATTTGTATCAATATTAATAGAGTCAGGAAGGTCGACAAATAAATCGTAACCTGTCTTTGTTTTTGTCAAAACTTCTTTATACGGAGAAAACTTATTTAAAAGTATTTCAATCATTTGATTTGATTGCTGCATGTACTGTGTCCAAAAAACGACACTATATTTTATGCTAACGAAATCTGGGTATGGGATTTCAATTATCTCAAATATATTTTTACCTAATTCGTTAGTGATTCCTTTTTCTGTCTTGTTGATAAAATTTAATCCGTATCCAGGTCTTCTAGAAGCTTTTCTTTGAGGTCTTGCAACATTTCCTGGGCTTATATCATTAGATAAAAAATTATTTCTGCTAGAAACATTATCCTGATTTTTAATTCCCATTTTATTAATAATGTTTTGATAATCTCTATCAGACTCTGCTAATCTTGTTTTAATATAGTAAGGTTGTGTATAGTAAGGAGCAATTGCTGTCCCTAATGTGCCTTGTGTAGGTGATATATCAAATCCCGTTCTAGATATAGAAATAATGGGCAAAATTAAAGCATTATTTTTATCTCTAATCGGACTCTTTCTTCTTGTAAGCGCAAATCTTTCACCTGAAGCAAAGACAACAGGAACTTTTGAATTTACTCCATCATATTTCAGTTCAAATGAGATATCTTTGTCAAATAAATTAAAAACAGCTCTGTCTATTTCTTCTATGTTAATAGAAGGAAAATCAAAATCTTCTGGTATGTTTTCACCTTTATTGCTTACATTTACTTTTCTTGTCATATCATTTAAGTCTCATCATAAAAAGAAGATCCAGCTTTAGAGTCTGTTCCGCTAGGAGAAACTTCAGAGGGGCCGGTAATTGGTTTTTCCAAAATTCCTTTCTTTTGAAGATCTCTAACATCAGCTGTTTCTCCTAATCTATTACTAGATTCTCCCCTTTGCTGGACAAAAGTTTCTTGAACTGCATTTTCATCTGTGTACTCTTCAGAAGTAGGACCAAATACTTTAGATATGAACTGACCTTTTCTTGATTGTTTTCCAGTAACTGTAACATATCTCTTGTGTTCAATTTGACCAAATATTGTATCAGTGGAAGGTGATTTAATCACTTCAAAAAATACAGAACCGTAAGAAAAGAAGTCTCCCTCTAATATCTCTATTCCCTTATCTAAAAGATCTCTAGACTGAATGTAACATTCAATTGAATAGAATTCTTCCGATCCGAATCTATTTGTTGTGACCTGTTGTGCTTCATATTTTACTAAACAGTCTATTTCTATTGGATTTTCGAAAACTTTATCAATTGATTCTTCGTAAACATCATGGACTCTTGATTTTATTTCTGAAATTGGGAAATAATATATTTTTTGACCAATGACATCCTTGATGACTTCTTTACCGATATCATTAATAAAATCTAATTCTCTTGGAGTTATAAAAAGTCTAGGCATTTATTTATCCTGTAAAAATTGCTTTAGGTATCGGAATAAACTTTAACTGTTTTTGCAACAATTCAGCTCTTGTTGATTGTGTCTCTAAAAGTTTATCATAAGTCATTGTGTCTAACATTTCTTTAAGAGAAGTCATAAGCTTTTCTTTTTCTTCTCTGCCATGTGATATTAAATCACTACTATTTAAAGTTACTTCCGCGTTAGGCACAGGAATACTGCCAAATTTACCACGTACGTAACCTAAAGTCTCTTTGCACAAAGCTAATGTATATTGCCTAATCCATTGTCGACCTATAGAATTAATTCTGATGTATTTCAAATTGCCAAAAGGAATATTTCCTAAATTTGATACTCCGTGAATACTGGCATCGCTATAACTAGGCTCGAGAGGATTGGGATAATATTTTACTCTAATATATAGTTTCCTTCCATCAGAAGTAGGAGTAGGAAATATTCTTATTTTGGTTCCAGTGACTTGATAACTGTAATTTGATCTTCTTACTCTATTTGATACGTCAAGTTGTCCGGCTCTTAATATGTCTTCAAAAACTGGAAGTACATAGAATATCGTTTCTGGCGTAAATGATTCGAATGAAAATTCATTATTAAGGTAATTAATTGCTGAAGTTGTATCAAAAAATCTGTAAGCTGCTGTCGGATTGAAATGGTAAACGTCTTGAATTCTAAGCTTAGATCTAAATTTATATTGACCATCGGCATCAGTATCAGCATTTATTCCTTGCGTAAACAAAGCATTACCATCTGCGTCTTTTAACTCTGTGTGTAAATCATAATCTTGTCGTCCACTTTCCAAAGCTATAGATCCGGAGACCATGTTATAAGATCCTCCGACACCTGCTTCCATTGCGTAAGGCTCAGCAAATCTATTCAAAAATTCCAAATTCTCTCTGGGAAATTTTTCTTCGGCACCAGACATCGAAGCTGTCGTATATCCTAAAAAATTAACTAACTGTGATTTTGCTTGGTACGTATTTAAAACTGATCCGTATTCAAACATTGCTTCTTCAAAATTAGCCCAGATCTGCTTCTTAGTTAATTCTACTGATAAGACATCGTCTCCTAATTTTCTTTTAACAAATGTGACCATACTGTCAGCGTCTGTTTGAAAGTCAGAATCTGAATCAAATGCACCGAAGGGTGTAGGGTTAGTTGTATTGGCAAACGTAGCCACAAATGCCTCCATTTCTTAATTAATAACTAGGCGAAACTGTAACTAAAAACAAACTCAACTAACAACAAAACAAATTTATATATATAGCAAATTGTCAATAATCATCAAATGTTGGATTGTAGTTAGATTTGTCAATTTTAAATGTAACTTCTAAATCTTCTTCAGGAAAAAGACTAAACTTTCTTAATTCTGGAGGCATACTTTTAGGAAGAGATTCAATTCTTTCTTCAACAGAAATATCAGTCTCTGCTCTATGATGAGAAGGAATGTCGACAGGAGGAATATATGGACCAAATACTGAAGTTAAAATTGGTGCTAAAAAAGGTTGAAAAATTGCGTAACCGTATTCTGTAAATAAAAATTTACCTAGAACCTGTTTTCTCTTTGGGTTGTTAATATCTTTCATCAAAGATTCATTTAATTCAATTGCTGTGTGCATTTTCATAGCTTTACCGTAGCTAAGATTAGTAGCAGACTTATTTATAGGCTTACCAACTTTTCCTTTTGACTTTCCGTGAACAACTTTCCACTTGTCACCTTTTGTTTTCTCTGCATAATCTTTATTAGAAATTTTTTCTTTCTTTTTCTTCTTTTTCCACTGTTTCAAACTATAACCCATTGGAACAACATACTCCTGGAGAGAAGAACGAACTAT